GACTTTGTGTTCTTGGGCGATATCCACAAACATCAATTCCTCGACGAGGAGAGTAGGATAGCATACTGTGGGTCGACCATACAGCAGAATTTCGGCGAACTTCCCGGTAAGGGATTTCTTCTGTGGGGGATAGATTCGAGCGACGAGTACGAATGTAAGCACGTGGAAGTTCCTCATGACAGGCCGTTCGTGACCATCGACTGGATGGGTAACGTGACGAAAACTATTGATGAAGCCGAGGCACACCCAGACCACGCTCGCTTTAGAATAAAGACTACTCAACCGATAAGTCAAGGAGAGATAAAGCAGCTTTATAGCGCGCTGAAGGAGTTCAAGAGTGCTTCGGAGATAGTGATGAAGCATGAACCGCAACGTGTCGTCACTGATTTCGACACCGAGGCTTCTACAGACTCACAGAACCTGCAAGACCCTAGGTTTGTGTCACGCATGATACAGACGTACTACCAGAAGGCAGGACTTGGTAAAAAAACTAAAGAGCGATTAGACGAAATGCTACACCGGCTATGGAAGACCGCGATAAAGTCAGATTCTTACCCTGCCGGCAGATGGTCATTGAGATCCGTAGAGTTCGACAACACGTTCGGTTATACCAAAGATAATCGTATAAATTTTGATTCAGCAGATGGTATCGTAGGAGTTTTTGGAAAAAACAGGATAGGAAAATCCTCAATATGCGGGACTCTCATGTACAGTCTGTTCAATGCAACGGACCGCGGACCCATTTCTAATCTCCACGTAATCAACACGAGAAAAGGGCATTGTAAGGTTCGTGCTGTGATCAGCAAGTCTGGAAAAAATTATCTCATAGAACGGCAGACGGTAAAGAAGCAGGCTCGGAATGGAAAATTGAGCGGTGTGACACAACTTAATCTATTTGAGGTGGACGATGATCAAAAGATCATAAAAGACCTTTGCGGTGAGCAGCGCCGAGAGACTGAAAAAATCCTTAGAAAGATTGTGGGTACGGCTGAAGATTTTCTACTCACTTCTTTCGCTGCTCAGGGAGAGATGAATTCTTTTCTAAAGCAGAAGGCTTCCTCAAGAAAAACTGTCTTATCTAAATTTTTGCAACTCGATGTTTTTGAGAAGCTGCACGAAGCAGCAAAGGAGGAGAGTCTTGCAGTTAAACAACTGCTTAAGAGTGTTCCTGAACGTGATTTTGATGTCGCCATAATCGACCTTAAAAACAAACTCTCAACAAGGGAGAACGAGAGACAAACCGTCTGGGGCAGGTTGGAAAAATTCCGGCGGCGCGCGCGTGAGCTAGAGGTGACTTTGGCAACGAGGTCGGACGGTAACTTAGTGACTAAATTTGACGTGCAACAACAAGAGGAAAAGGTAGAAAAATTATCGGCCGAGGTGGAGAGGAGAGGCCTGACTGAAAAAATATTGACGGAGGAATTTGCGGTTTTAGAAGACAAGCTGGTAAAACTGTCCTCTTTTAAGAAAGATTTTCCCCTCGTAGATCTCAAGTCGTCGCTGGAAGAACAGAGGCAGCTGGAAACAAGTACGTCCAGTATAAAGCACGGCGTAGAGAAAGAAAAGCAAAAACTAAAGAGTTTGGAGAATCAGGTGGCAAGGCTAACGGATGTTCCCTGCGGAGATTCGTTCCCAACGTGCCAATACATTGTCAGCGCACGAAAAGCAAAAAAGAAATTAAACACTCAAGAAAAAAAGATCACTGAGTTGAGAGAGGATCTTTCGGCTACACGCAAGTGTCTAAAGAAGCTCTTAGATCAAGATCTGGAAAGCAAGCTCGATAAATACGACGTTCTTCTCTCAAAGCATAATAAGATGGAACTTGAAAAAAGCCAGCTTCAAATGACGTTGGCTAACGAGAGCGCCGATTTTAAAACTGCGCAGGAGACGTTGGAAGTAGAGGATCACCGGCTTGACGAAATGAGAGCCAACCTAGCAACTGATGACGCGGCCGCTCAAGTTAAACAGCTTCGCGAAAAATTAGATTTGTTTAGGGAAAAAATCTCTATGGACGAGACAAAACACGCCGCCGTCTCTGAGACTATAGGCCTTCTTTCCTCCGACATCTCTAAACTAAGAAAGGAAAAACATAGGTTTAGGGACCTGATAGAAAGCTGGAAGGTTTTTGACTTGTTCCTGCAAGCGACGTCTAAAAACGGAATTCCGCTAGAAGTCATAAGGTCAAGACTGCCTGAGATCAATGCTGAGATAGCAAGCGTACTGCAAGGCGTGACTGGCTTTACTGTTGAGCTTGAGTCGGATGAGGGGTCCAACGATATGGATATTTATATCAACTATGGAGACTCTAGAAGGATAATCGAGTGTGCGTCCGGTATGGAGAAGATGATGTCTGCCTTGGCCCTTAGAGTGGCGCTGATAAATGTATCGTCTCTACCTAAATCCAGTCTTCTAGTGATCGACGAGGGTTTCGGTGCTTTGGACGGAGCCAACGTTGAAGCATGCGGTAGATTCTTGGAGGCGCTAAAAAAGTGGTTCAAGACTATATTGGTTATTTCTCATGTAGATGCCGTAAAAGACGGGGTAGATAACGTGTTGGAGATTGAACGTCGAGGAGTGGATTCCCATGTCGTATTCGGCTAAAACTATGATAATTTACTTGGGAGACAGTCAACCGTACACTTGTGCTGTATGCGAGTTCGTTCTTAGGGACGATGAGGATGTTGAATCAGTGAAGACGGAGGGAGCATGCGAACACTGCGTCTTGATGTTCAAGTATTCTCGACGAAAAGAGTGGGATTCTGGATGGAGACCTACTATCGCTGAGGCAAGATGCTACTAAAGGTGATAATTATTCGGGGAGGCCAACCATGAATTTAGAAACCGTGAGAAAAATCGGAGATGTCCTCGAGACGTCTTGGGGCCGGTCTTCTAGCGAAGACGGCACATATTCCATAAAGTACGCTCTAGAGGGCGATCTACTAGTTCTTAAGTTTACCACCGTGGTAACTTTCGAAAGTGAGTCGGGCCTGCGCCCGCAGATCAATGTCGCCAATGAGCAAGCTAAGCAACTGATAAATGCGAAGATTTTGGATGTAAAAAGTTCTTATAAACAAGCTAACGACGAGCCACTTTCCTTGAAGGATCTCGGAGGAGCTGACGACTTAGAACTTATATCACCTGTCGGACCTAAGAAGTACGCCTACTATCGATACAACCACTCCTATAATGTTCAGAGTTAGTTGTGGCCAAGGTCGGCAAGCAAAAACAGATCAAAGAAATAATAAAGTGCGGTAAGGATCCGGTCTACTTCGTAAACAGATACGTCAAGATCCAACATCCTACCAGGGGACTCATCCCCTTCGACACATATAGTTTCCAAGACGACTGCTTTTCCGATTTTGTCGATCATCGCTTCAACATTATTTTAAAATCAAGACAGCTTGGAATATCAACGCTGACTGCATGTTATGCCGTGTGGTTGGCGTGTTTTTATAGAGATAAAAATGTTTTAGTTATCGCCACCAAGCTTGCTGTTGCGCAGAACTTCATAAAGAAGGTTAAGACGGCGATCAGGAGTATGCCAAAATGGCTTACGATTCCAGAGGTAATTTCTGCAAATAAGCAAGGGGTAGAGTTCAGCAACGGATCAACCATCAAAGCAGTACCCACGTCGGACGATGCCGGTCGTTCCGAGGCGTTGTCTCTATTGATAGTTGACGAGGCAGCATTCATTAGAAACTTCGACGAACTGTGGCTGGGGTTATATTCTACCCTATCGACCGGTGGTAGAGCCATCGTTCTATCTACACCCAACGGCGTGGGAGATAAGTACCATGAACTCTGCATGGGCGCTGAAAACGGAGAAAATGAATTTAATTTCATAAAACTCCTGTGGGATGTACACCCAGAGCGGAACGACGAGTGGTTCGATAGCGAAACTAAGAACATGAGTCGGAAGCAGATCGCTCAAGAGCTCATGTGCGATTTTGCAGCCTCCGGAGACACCTTTCTTTCTTCTGCGGACATAGAGAAGTTGTCTATGAGGATCCAGAAGCCTTTGGAACGCTGGGGCCCAGACATGGGAGTATGGGTGTGGAAATACGCCCTGTCTGAGCATAAATACGTTATCTCGGCTGACGTCGCCCGCGGCGATGCGGCCGATTACTCTGCGTTTCATGTGTTTGACACTACGACGTCTGAACAGGTAGCCGAATACAAGGGCAAAGTGCCCCCAGATCATTTTGCTACTTTGTTGGCGGAAGCCGGAAAACGTTACGGCACTGCACTCATATGTCCAGAGAACAACACGTATGGTTACGCCACCGTCATGAAACTTGTGGACCTAGGTTACCGTAATCTGTATTTCAAGAACGAAAAAGATCGTTTTTCGGCGTTGTACGGAAATTCTACCCCAGACGTTTCTAGGATAGGCTTCCAGACAAACGTCCAAACTAGGGGACAAGCGCTAACCAAACTGGAAGAATCCATAAGGACGAATGCTGTAAGATTTTACTCCTCACGGTTTTATGACGAGCTCAAGACTTTCGTTTGGAAGGGCTCAAAGGCTCAAGCCCAAAAAGGAAAGAACGACGACTTGGTGATATCAGCCGCGATCGGAGTATGGATATTCGAAACTACACCCTCGCACAACGCGCAAGCGCAAGATCTCAATAAGGCCATGTTGGATGGTTTTGCCACTAACGACCGAGGGCAAAGAAAGCCTTACAACCCGTGGTCACGTTTCGCATTCAATCCCTTCAAACCCTACCACATGTCTAGCATGCCCGCGAGTGGGTCTGCAGACGGGATAGATTTTAGCTGGGTTTTATGAGGAAGAATAAATAGATATTATTATGGTCATCAACGTGAGAGGATAAGATGCCAAAACAGCCAAGCCTGTTTAATAGACTGACCAGACTTTTTAGATCCGGTCCGATTGTCAAACGAAGAGTAAAGGATTACAGACAACCTGCTGCATCCTCGGCTCTAGAAGTCTTTAAACGCGCTCACAGCGACGTGTACAGCAATACCTTGAGTGCGTACGGATCCTACGACCGTATGTCCCGATACAGCGACTTCAGCGAGATGGAAACAACTCCGGAGATTGCTGCAGCATTGGACATATACGCGGAGGAGACAGTATCGCCTGACGAACACGGTAGGGTACTCCACGTATATTCAGAGAATAGAAAAATACAGGAACATTTAGATCATCTCTTCTACGACGTTCTTAACGTTGAGTTTAATCTCGTGATGTGGGTGAGGAACCTCTGCAAGTACGGTGACTTCTTTCTTTTTAACGACGTCTCACCAGAGTTCGGCGTAATCGCTGCGTATCCGATTGCAATAAGCGAGATGGAGCGAGAGGAAGGTTTTGACCCAGAGGACCCCATGGCTGTTAGGTTTAGGTGGGTGACACAGGGCAACCAGCTTTTGGAAAACTGGCAAATATCACATTTCAGACTGTTAGGAAACGATGCGTTTTTGCCGTACGGAAGCTCTGTCCTAGAATCTGCGAGACGGATATGGAGGCAACTGATCCTCATTGAGGATGCCATGCTGGTATATCGAGTGATACGTGCACCGGAGCGCCGGGTGTTCTATATAGACGTTGGTAACGTACCTCCGGAAGATGTCGCCAATTATCTCGAGCAAGCCCAGAGTACCTTGAAGAGAAACCAAGTGGTCGACCGCGATACCGGCAAGGTAGACTTGAGGTACAACCCACTGTCTGTAGACGAAGATTATTTTCTTCCAGTGCGAGGCGGAGAATCAGGAACCAAGATTGATACCCTCGCCGGCGGCCAGAACACGGCGGCAATTGAGGATGTCGAATACATCCAGAAAAAGCTTTTTGCTGCTCTGAAAATACCTAGAGCTTATCTCGGGTACGACGAAGAAGTAGGTGCCAAAGCCACTTTGGCTCAAGAAGATATCCGGTTTTCTCGAACCATCCAGAGGATACAAAAGACGGTAGTCTCCGAGCTCAATAAGTTGGCAATGATACACCTATATTGTCACGGCTACGAAGGTGAAGAGTTGGCGGATTTCGAGCTTAGACTATCTAATCCGTCGACTATCGCGCAACAGCAGAAATTAGAATTAATCCGAACCAGATTTGAGATCGCCGGCACTGCGCCTGAGGGGTCGGTTGATAAAGGGTGGATACAAAAGAACGTTCTTGGACTTACAGACGAAGAAATCAAAGATATCCTCCAAGGCCGAATCCAGGACAAGATAAACGATGCTGAGGTTGAAAACGCAGAAGTTCCAGGCGCCGGCGGCGAGGAGGCTGGCGGCGAGATGGGTGGCGAGATGGGTGGTGAACCAGAGGGTGAAGACTTGTTCGCAGCCGATCAGTTCGTAGGGGATCTATTGACGGCTCTTCCCCCCAAGGATTCAGGCGATGATCCAGAGGATTTGCCGGACGATGATTTGCTTGCCGATCTTTCTATAAACGACGACGATGCTCCCATAAAAGCCCAGGCGGCTATCATGAACGTTTTCGGTGGACCGACAACGCAGCGCAGAGTTTCTAGACATGGCCCTGCCTCCACCCACATGCCCGACATGCTTTCCATGGCTTCGACTGGTAGACGATCCCGCGGCCAAGATACTCTCAACAAACCTTTCGATGACGATTTCATGAAATCTCCGTTTAAAGAGGCACAAGATACCACATTAATGCCACCAAGATTAACTTTTGATCTAGTTAAGACGCTCGGACACATGTCGAACAAAATAGGTATATCTAAGAGGGCTTTGATCTCGGAGTCTGAAGATATGGAAGAAGACACAAGGAGTGGTGACCACAATGGCGAAGCATAACAAGAAGCGCAACGTCGGTCTATTGCACGAACAGTTGGTGCGATACGCTAGCGAAAAATTGGTCGATGGAGACCGCGAATTTGCCGAACTCGCGATCGAGGTACTTCAAGAACACTTCACTGACGGAAGTGAACTAAAGAAGGAATTTAGACTGTTCAACGCATTGGTTCACACCTCTGTAGAAGATCATGCGATTGCAAGGCAAATAATAAAGGAGAGCAGAGAGGCGTGTAAAAATCACGATTTTACCCAGTTGCGCTCTGAGAAGTCACAGTTGATAAAAGACATCAACCACAAGTTGGATCCGGATAATTTCTATAACAAAAAAATATCCAAATATAGGGTTTTTGCAACAGTCCAAGCACTTTTAAATGAATGGCGTGGATCACGAAGGCTAGGTCCTGAAGAGGTGGTACAATACGAAAAAGTATTAGAGGAGTGGCTTACGAGAAAGCCCGCCGAGGCCTCAATGGATAAAAGTTCGGCTGCTAATCCCTTGGCTTTAAAATTGATGATCGATAGATTCAACGCAAAGTACAACACCGTGTTGAGTGAAGAGCAACAATCTTTGCTTGAAAATTGCCTGCACGGCGATGATGAAAAATTGGGAAACCAATTGATCGGGATAAAAGCTCGAGCCAAATCAGCCCTGCAGCACTTTTACGATGATTGCGACAACCAGATTCTCATCGAAAAGCGAGACATCTTGGAGCGTAGAATAGACTCCTTAGAGTTTGATGCTTCTAGGCAGTCGGTCGTGAAGGCGCTTACGATATGCGAGCTCGTGAAAGAGATGGAGGATGAAGATGAATAGCAAGAAACTGTTGACAGAGTGGCTGGCTTTCGAGTACGATGCTGATCTGATAAAAGAATCCATCGAAAGCAATGCTGGTAAAGTTATCATGAAAGGTGTTCTGCAAAAGGCGGATACCTTGAATCAAAACGGCCGTATCTACCCTGAGGTCATTCTCGAGCGTGAGGTGAGGAATTATCAAAAATTCATAGGAGAGAATCGTGCTCTTGGAGAGTTGGATCACCCAGACTCCTCTGTGGTTGAACTCAAGAACGCGTCTCATATCATCAGAGAAGCCTATATGAACGACGGAGTTTGTTACGGGACGGTGGAGATTCTCGAGACCCCTTCAGGAAAAATACTTCGAAGCCTCATCGGGTCTGGAGTGACGTTGGGGATCTCTTCACGCGGCGTCGGAAGTACGCGCCGCGACGGCGATCATGATGTGGTACAAGACGATTTCCAATTGATCTGCTGGGATTTCGTATCTGAGCCTTCCACGCCAGGAGCTTTTATGATGGCAGAAGGCAAAGATTTTGACAAGACGTCTCTTAGAAGACATTTTAATAAAACAGACAGAGTTGATAGAATAGTAAACGATATACTGTCTTGGGAGAATGAATAATGGGTCAATGGCCTTCAAGCAATCACAACAATGCCGATGAATATGTCGGGTCTTCACTGCCCTTTCTTACTGGGTCCTTAGTCCTTTCAACGACGCCAGTTCAGATAAAATTTCCCTACGTAACTAGGTGGATCGTTGTATCCAACACTCACGCAACGACAGAGATGCGCTTCGGGTTCACTGAGAACGGTATCAATGCAAACCCAGCAGCGAATTCGAATTATTTTCTGCTCAATGCAGCGGATGGCGACTCCAACACGTGCGTCACTCCCCTTCTTGAGGTGAAATGCACAAGTATATGGGTCAGAAGTGATACAGGCGCGGGCACATGTTCGGTCATGGCAGGTTATACGAATATTCCGAAGGATCAATTCTTGCACTTGACTGGTTCTAAAAACTTTTCTGGGGTGGGTTGATGGCTAAAATTAGCAAAACGCAGTTGAAATCCGTAGTGAAAGAATGCCTACTAGAGTTATTGTCTGAGGGGCTGGATCGCAACGTTGCACAGATGAATACCCAGCGAAAAGCTAAGAAGAAGCAGAAGGTCGAAGAGCAGAGACTAGCAGAGCAGCGAAAGAGGTTTGAGTACACTGTGGATAATACAGTGACCGCAGTGACGGATGATCCCATAATGCAGAGTATATTCCAAGATACCGCTAGGACTACACTGCAGGAACAGACGTCGAATGAACCCAGGGGGCACTCGCAGGGATCTATACCTGTTAATACTGCTGGCTCTTCTGCAGCAGCCGGAATAGATTTAGATGGTATTTTTGACAGCTCTGATAAAAATTGGGAAAAATTGGCGTTTGATGAGTAGTTGCCCGGCCAGTTTGCCTCGCGAGTCGCATAAATATGAATATACGCGGAGGATAAAATGTCACGAAAAGTAAGAAAGGTCACGTCGGCTTATTTGAAGCAGATGATAGTTGAGGAAGCTAGGAAGCTTCGTACAGAGGTTCTTGAAACCGGAGCTTCCGATGTAGAAAAGGCGGCTGCAGCCGCCGAAGAGGTTGATGCCGACGAACTGGCTGACAGTCTAGTAAAAGACATAGATTTTGTCAAAGCTCTTAAAATAAAAGAAGCACGTTTGAAGAGGGCTCTGAGCGAGGTGCGCAGTGCTAAAGATAAGTTACGTAAAAGAATAACAAAGAGGCTCTAATATGGCTAGTCAGAAACAAACGATGGTTGAAACTACCCCAACCGAGTATAAGATGGGAGGAGCTGGATCCCAAGGCTTGCAAAAATTGTTTGCCGGCAGCCCAATCTACAAGGGGAAGATTTCTGACTCCGAGCGGGCCGAGTACTTCCAAGACAACGTTCTATCTGGAGTGCGCAATACGGGCTTTGGGTTAGACGGATTCGACACCGACTTTGTGGACGCTCCGGAATTGAGTGAAGTGAAGACTGGCGACGGAGGACTCCCTGCGTCTCCTTACGTTCCGAATCCAACTTCACCCGGCGAAGGTAGTCAAAATGCAACAGATCAGCCAGAAGCGCCTGAAGATTTTGGTAAGAATCCCAACTCCCAATACGGCGTCGGACCTGGACACACTCTGTCTCCCAAGGCCTCGGCAGAAAAGATCGCCTCTCAGAAGTTAGGTGATTACGTCCTGGGAAGATCATCTCAAGAATAATGAGCAGCTGATAGACTTGTGTGGACCAATACACAAATAGCAAAGTACATTGTTCCGCAAGTCGCCACCCACGGCGACGATCGTCTAGGCTTAGGATACGGCCAACTCCAGCAAAAATTTCACAAACCTATGGTATCGGCCCAGACTTTTCCGTTCCCCGTGGACGAAGATCTGGGTGACGACGAAGATGATTACCCAGGCGAAAACTCTCAAGGCGCAGTCAAGTCAAAGGTAGATTATTTTCAACCCAACGATTTCCTCGCGTACAAGAAGGCAAACAGACTGTATTACGCTGGTGCTTCTACCAAATTAGCCGCATGTTTTTTCCGGCCGGATGAAATCCTGCTTGAGATAGGTGCTACTGGCAAAAGTATCGTTCCGATTCCAGGGTTGTACAAGAACCGCACTGGACCGGCCGTCGGCGGCTATAGTACGGCACCGGTTTCATTCGACGAACGACCGTACAAAAGGACGGGCACTACTAGAGGATGGGCCGCTACACCTCCGGAGAGTGCCGTCGAGGCTGAAATTGAATACGAGGAAGATGAGCCCACTGAAGAATTTTTTGACTTGAAAAGCTTGGCTAAACTGCAGAGACGCAGTTTGGGAGAGCATTTATTCTTTTAGTGTGATATTTATCAAAAAGTTAGCAACAGGTTTTTTATGAGCAAATCACTTTACGAAGAAGCAATCGCCGACGCTGAGAAGCTTCGGGAACTAGCAGAAGAGACGGCGAAAAACAAGGTGGTTGAGGCAGTGATGCCTCAAATCAGGGACTTGGTCAATCGCAGGATCCTAGGAGAACAACTCGAGGATCTCGAAATTACCGACGAAGAGTTTTTTGAGCCAGAGGTGCAGGTCGATACCTTGCTACCTCCTTCGATAGAAGATGAATTGGACGTAGAGGAAGATTCCACTGTAGCTCCGGTGATTAATGTGTCCGCTCAGGGCGACGTTAACATTGAGGTGGAATCCGCTCAGAATGACGATGACATCATTTTATCGGATTCTATGGCCGAAGCACTCGCAAGATTGATAAAGGGAGATTCTCCCGAGAACGGCCGCCTGGAGGTACTTGAAAACGCTGTGCGGAGGATAAGCGGCATTTTCGATGACGGCATAGTCGATAAGATGTCCCACAGGCAAAAGGTTGAATTCAACAAATATTACAACCATTGTCTAAAAGAAGCGTTGAATTTGCGTAAAACAATCATACTTACTGAGTTGAGCGCTCACGAAGGGCTACAACAGAGACTGATCGAAGTTATCAAGGAGATGAGAGACATGTCAAATCGTCAGAATATTTTTGATTTCCTCTTTGAACAAGGCGACGACGTCACCGTCGACGTAGAAGATGAAATCACCGGGGCTGAGGCCTCTGAAGAAGTTGAAGGGGTAGCCGCTGAGGAGCCCGTAGAGGTCGACCCAGAAGAGGCGGCCGAGGCACTTGAAGACCTCGGTGCGGTACTCGGGCTTGATGTTTCCGTCGGAGAAACTGTCGAAGAGGTCGAAGTCGAAGAAGAGACTGTCGAGCTCGGAGCAGAAGCTGCTGACGATGCTGTGGACCTTGATATAGATCTTGAAGAGATATACGGCGGATCCATGGATGAAGTATATGAGATCGATGAGACCATGCTTCGTCGTGAGATCAATCGCATGCGTAAACTTCGCGAGGACGGCGGCGTCGATGCTGCTGTACTTGACAACTTTGGCGGCGGCGAAGACGAAGGTGATGTCTTCGAGGTGAGTGAAGATGATCTCATCAATGCGCTAGCTGACGAGCTCGGCCGTTCTGACGTTCCTACCCCTAAGGTGGAAGCCGCGCGTCGTCGCAGGCACCCCCGAGCCCGCCGGCGCAGCCAAGTGGTCGAGTCGCGTACACAGAAAAAGCAACTTCATCAGTATCGTAATGCATTGGCTGGGATGAAAAAGCAACTTGTCGAGATGAATCTCTTCAACGCTAAACTCCTGTACGCTAACAAGCTTATGCAGAACAAGAATCTTTCTACGAAGCAGCAGCGAGCAATTGTCGAGGCCCTAGATAATGCCAAGACGCTCCGTGAAGCTAAGCTTCTATATAAGAGCCTGTCGGAATCCCTCTCCCGGCGCGCTCGTGGTAGTAAACTAAACGAGGGAAATTTACGGACGCTCGGATCGTCTTCCAGATCAACCCGTTCGGCTCAGCCGGCATCCAGTGGCGTTGAGGTAGATCGATGGGCAGTCCTCGCCGGAATTCCCGGTAACGACTAACCATCTTTAACTCAAGGAGAACAAAAATGAGTAAAAAGTTTTCATTGGATCAGTTGACTGAAGGTATTCGCCAGAGAAATCTGGGAGGCCAAAACAAGCAGCTGGTCGAGAAGTGGTCCCGTACGGGTCTGCTTAGAGGTCTAGAGGGAGTAAAGAGAGAGAACATGGCACGTCTGCTTGAAAACCAGGCTAGCCAGGTCCTCAAAGAGGCTTCTTCTGTTTCAACCGGTGGCGGTAACCTGACTAGTTCTGGCGACCTCCGCGGTTTCACGAACATCGCTTTTCCGATTGTTCGACGCGTGTTCGGCGGCTTGATTGCCAACGAGCTCGTTTCCATTCAACCCATGAGCCTGCCTTCGGGCCTGCTCTTTTACCTGGACTACACTTACGGTACCCCAACGGGTAATCTCGCAAGTCAGGGTGCTGCCTATAACACTGGTTCGTCTATCTATAGCGTTCCTACTGGTAAGGGCGTACAGTCTGGTTCTCAAGCCGTCGGTGGTCTTTACGACCTCGCCGGCCAGGGATACTCCCGTGTGCATTCCACGTTTGCCTTAGCTGCAACGGCCGACCTTCTGGCTTCCGGTGCGGTTCACGGTACTAACGGAGTGATCACGGCCGGTCGGTCCTGCCAGGCAACTGGCTCCGACGCCAAGTATCTCCAGTTTGACCCCCAGATCCTAAATTCGATCCTTAACAACGACAATACAGGTCCAGGCCACACGGTTGGTAATGGCGCGTATACGCTCGCTGCTTTTGCGACTGATAACATCGAATCTGATTGGGATTCCACCATGGTCAAAGAGGTCACGCTGCTTTCCGACGTCTTCGGCACCCGTCCTAACACCCTGGGTAACATCGGTAACGACACTGATGGAAACGCAATTCAGGGTGGCACCGGCGTGCTCAACGTGCGTCGCCTGAATCAGCTAGGTACGCTCGGTAACAATAACGTCTTCAGCGCGAATGCGTTTGCGGATCCGAGTGATTCTCGTACGGTCATCCTGATGGTGCTCTCCGGAGTCATGAACGATGATAACTCGACCAACGGTGCAACCATCATGACGGTCAGCTATCCGCTTGGTGCTGCGTTGAACACCTCTGCTAACGCATCGTCTCTGGTCATCCCGGCGTTCGAGTCCGATTTTGCTGCGACTCCTTCCCCGGCGATTCCTGAGATCGACATCAAGATCGAGGCGTTGGCAGTCGTTGCTGAGACTCGTAAGCTGCGTGCACGATGGTCTCCTGAGCTCGCTCAGGACCTGAATGCCTACCACAGCCTCGACGCTGAGGTGGAGCTTACACAGATCCTCTCTGAGCAGATCGCTCTAGAGATCGACCGTGAGGTCCTAAACGACCTTCTTACCCAGGCTACTGCCGCCAACTATTACTGGTCGCGTGCACCTGGTAAGTTCCTCAACAAGGAAACGGGAGCCGAGGAGCTCGCTAATAACGCTCTCTCTCCGGGTCCTGCTTGGAGAGGTACCGTTCGCGAGTGGTACGAGACTCTTATCGAGACTTGCATCGACGTTGGTAACCAGATTCACCGTAAGACCTTACGTGGATCGGCTAACTTCATCGTGGTCGGCCCTGATGTGGCTACCATCCTGGAGTCTTCGGTCTTCTACAAGCCTAACTACACCCTCGATGGTGACGGACAGGTGAGTGGCGGAATGGTCATCGGCGCTGAGAAGGTCGGTAGCTTGAGCAACCGGTTCACGGTCTACAAGGACCCTTACTTCCCTCGGAATAAGGTCCTGGTCGGCTATAAGGGCGGAAGCTATCTTGAGACCGGCTACGTCTACGCTCCGTACGTACCTCTGATTGTCACTCCGACGATCTTCGCGCCTGAGGATTTCACCCCGCGTAAGGGTGTCATGACTCGCTACGGCAAGAAGATGGTTCGTGCTGACTTCTACGGTACGGTCACTTGTGCTGACATGAGCATCATCTAGAACTTACTAGAAGATGCAACCTTGAAGGGGCGCCCTCGGGCGCCCCTTTTTTTTTATATTCTCTCCCTCACTGGAGTGAATTGAGTATCTGAAGTCTCCTTCTAGGCGATTTGTTTCCCGCGTATCAAATACTTAGACTCATGAGCGTACGCAATCGAAAAAACCTGCAGCGGCTGAAGTCTCTCGTTTCTGAACTGAGTGATCGAGACGAACAGCTTAAGCGGGACGCTAATCTCTTTGAAGATTTCTTCGATAATTTTCCGCTGCCTGTTACGACGTGGTCTATAGGTCAAAACGGCGTTATTCTTTCTCAGCGCGGAAACGGCTTTGTGTGTGCAGAGGCAAAGACCATTGAAGATTTGTTTCTATGTTCTAAGATAAAAAACGTCTCTATTCCTCATCATCATTCCGCGCTCAAAGGAGAGAAAGTAGATTACATGGTTCAAAGCGGCGATCGATCGTTTTTTGTAAAGTTGGTTCCGCGCCATGACGACTATGGTGCCATCTGTGGTGTCACTGGGGTGTCGTGGGATGTTTCTCAAAACATGACTATGGTTTCTTGTTTAGAGACCATTCACGAGTTGACAGAGGGACGTAGGGGAGATTACAAGAAAGTTCACCAAGAGTCGTCTACTGCTCTCAAGGCTAGCCGCCTGAGGCAAATGATCCTAAACACAGAGGAGTAAACGAATGCCAGAGAAATCACAGAATGGCTGGAACGAATATTCTAAACTGGTGCTCAAAGAGTTAGAGACTTTGTCTGACGGGATTGATATTTTAAAGGTAGAGTTGCAAGAAGTACGGCAAGAGCTGACAAAAATGCATGCTAGAGAGGATAAGGTGGATGAGCTTCGCTCATGGAAGGAAAGAGTGGACGACGTGGCATCCCCAACACAACTTAAAGAACTCGTGGAAAGTGTGGAGGATCTTAAGACATTTCGCACGAAAGCGATAACAGTATTCGCCGTTGTTCAATTTGGAATGGCGGTGGCTATGTGGATAATAAAGGCAATATAAAGGAGATACAATGCCAGTTAGCAAGAAAAGTGATGATAAGAAGGCGGCACAAAGCAAGACGTCTAAAAAGTCTAAAGCCGCGGCACCGGCCGCGCCGGTACCCGTTGTAGCCCCCGCTGCTCCCAAGGCAGTACAGGTATCAAGAGCACGGTGCCGCCGACGAGGTTGATATAAATATACCCTCTGTAACGATAGGAAATAACAGTGCCCAGCTTTGCTAACACAACCAGTCCCACTCCATTTGGATTTTTCGACAGCGAGGTCGACTTCCAAACGGAGGCCGATGCCATGTTGACTTTCGTTAAGCGTAAGCTTGGAGACGACGTGCTCTCGGTTGAGTTGACGAACAAACAAATATGGGCCTGTTTCGAAGAAGCGTTTTGTACGTACGGAGCTATCGTAAATGAACACCAAGCAAAATCCCAATTGGCCAACCTCTTGGGAACCGCTACAGGGTCACTGAGTGGTAGTGAACAGAGGTTTCCTAGAGAGAACTTCGAATTCATGTTACGTCGTGCAGAACCCTACGCCATGGATGCTGGTACTGGAGGATCCTACAACACGTTCTCCGGCTCTATTGCCGCCCAGGCCGGTGTACAGGATTACGACTTATATACTGATCTCAAGGACGATTCCGGGACGGCACTTTTTGCGAATGCAGCGAACTCCCCCCAGAGCAAGATGAAGATCATTGAGGTCTTTCATTCGAGTCCGTCCAATGCGTATAGGTTTTTCGACACCACTAGTGCAGTAAATTACCTCGCCAACGAATTTGCTTTCGAATCCTACACACCAGAGACGGTATTTTATATCCTCCCAGTCTTTGAGGATATATTGCGTGGTGGCATGCTAGATTTATCTACCCGTGTGAGAAGAAGCAATTACTCTTACCGCATATCTGGGACTAAGATTAGGATTTTCCCTACGCCCACCGGCACTCCAGTTAAACCAAAAAAGATTTGGGTTCGCGTAGGATTTAGCCCAGATCCTATGAATCCCAGCTACAACGATGAGTCTATCTATGGAGTCAGCAACCTCTCGAACGTTCCGTACGGAAATTTGATGTTTGATAGAATTAATTCCATTGGGCGCCAGTGGACCAGACAGTACTGCCTAGCTCTTAGTCAGGAATTATTAGGTCTTATCAGATCTAAGTTTGCGTCTGTCCCTATACCGGGAGGTGATCTGCAGCTCAATGGTACGGAGTTGGTAGGTCTAGGCAGGGAGGATCAGGCTTCCTTAAGGGACAGTTTGACAACTATGTTAGAGTCGCTTACGTACTCTGCTATGCTTGAGGACGAAGCTGCGGCAAGTGAAAACCTTACACGGATTCTTAAAAATATTCCCATTCCTAATGGGCGCGCTATCGTGGTAGGATAAAAAATGGCGAGGTTATTCATGACTCCGCGCGAGGTCGACCTGATCTCGGACATCACTAAGGAAGTCATTAAGGACGTCGTAGGCCAAAAGATATATTACTACCGCGTGAGGGAAGACTTATCCAACGTGCATGAGGTCTATGAAGAAGCCATAGACAAAGTTTTTGACCCGCCGGTCGAGATAGACGCGCGTGTCGATTGGCAGTCTAGTACCATATCGACCGGCCGTTACGGGAGCGAACAGGTAGCCAATATTACGGTGTTCTTACACGAGAGAGACCTGATCGACAACAACCTGGATCCGGATAGTGGCGACTACTTTAGCTACGGTGATACATTTTTTGAGATAATGAACGCCACTGTAGAAAGTCAAGTTTACGGACAGGTAGAACACAACGTCGGTTTGCTTCTGGAAGCCAAACAAGCTCGTATAGGTCTCATAGATAAATTACCCATCGGACCTACCGATGCCGTATACACCGATCCTGGAGCCATCCAAGAGGTGTTTGTGCAGCAAAGAGGTTTTGAGGAGAATAAGTTAGGACCCACCGGCGACGTCAGATCACTTCAAGAGAAGGGAGTTTTGGACGCACCAATCAGCGGCCCAGCTG